TACATATGATGGTGGCGGTAGTGGTGGCACTGGCGGAATCGGTGGCCCAAATGATGGTGATAGTGGGCGTCCGGGAGCAGGTGGGGGTGCAGGTGGATATTCAGGTAACGGTGGTGCGGGTGGACGAGCAGCAACCAATGGTGGAACTCAAGGTGTTGCTGGCGCCGGTGGTGGCGGTGGTGGTGGAGGTGGTGGTAGTGGTTATTATGAAGCTTCTGCTAGCGGCGGCGGTATAAGTATTTTTGGACAAAGTAATAATGGATTAGCTGGAGGAGCCGGTACAAATTCAGCACCACCTAGCGGTGGAGGTGGCGGTTCAGGTGGTACTTCTGGTGCAAATGGTACAATCAATGGTGGAGTTGCCGGATCATATGGTGGCGGTGGTGGAGGTGGTGGCGGAAGTGATGGAACTACTAGTGGTGGTGGTAACTATGGTGCAGGTGGTGCAGTTCGTATTATTTGGGCTGGCGCTAGCGGATTAACAAGAGCGTTCCCATCAACTAATACTGGTAACTTATAATGATAATTAGTGGTATAACTTTACCAGCTGGATTAACATTCACACATATTCTTCCTGGACAAAATGAATATACTACAGCTGGTACATATACTTGGACATGTCCACCTAATGTAACATCAGTTAGTGCCGTTGCAATTGGTGGAGGTGGTGGTGGTGGCCGCAATGGTGGTGGTGGAGCATCCGGTGGCGGCGGTGCTGGTCTAGGATGGAGGAACAATATTTCAGTTACTCCGGGTGTAGGTTATACAGTTGTTGTAGCTGCCGGTGGAACTATGGCCCTAAATAATGGATTTGCTGGTGGTACTAGTTATTTTATAGATCCATCGATTGTTGCAGGATATGGTGGTGGAGGTGGCGGCACCTTTACTGTAAGTGGTGGAGGCGCAGGTGGAACCTACGTAGGTGACGGTGGAGGCAGTGGTGGTAGTTCAGCATGGTTAGGGGTTGGATATTTTTGGACAGGTGGAGGCGGAGCAGGTGGATATGCAGGTAACGGTGGTGATGGTGGGGGAACAGTATCAGGCTCTACGGCAGCTGAATCAGGTAGTGGAGGTGGTGGAGGTGGTGGATCACTAAACGCAAGTCAAGGTGGCGCCGGTGGAGGAGTAGGTATTTATGGTCAAGGCGGTAACGGTGGCGGTGGTACTGCTAATAGTTCTACTGAAGGTATACAAGGTGGAGGTGGCTCAGGTGGTGGAGGTGGTATACCTCCTACCTCAACTAGTGGAATGATGGGTGGATTATATGGTGGTGGAGCAGGTTCTAGGACAGCCGCCAATAATAGTTTTGGTGGTAATGGCGCAGTAAGAATTATATGGGGAGAGGGCAGAGCGTTCCCATCAACAGATACTGGCAATCTATAACGTATAGTCAGTGTCAACAGTAATATCTAATATAGATTTCTGTTTTTCTTTTAATTTCTTTTGGTACACTCTATTACAATTAGCACATAGAGTTTTTAAGTTACTTTTTTCTTTATTCTTTTTATTGTTATCTTTATACACAATATCAAGTTGGCATTTATCTTCTGGTATAAAGCCACATTTCTCACATTTATTTTTCTTATGTAACAGATAACCATGTTTTGGATTGTATGCGGCTTTACTACATTCAACACAATACTTGTGCCATTTATTAAAGCCATGTTTGCTTATACCATTAGCCTTTGCCAATGTTACTTTACAATTTTTACATAGTGGTCTTGATGGCTGTCTAGTTAACATAGTGTATTTAGAGAAAAAGATCTCCAGGGTGTTTTTTTTGTGCTTTTTATCAACTAGGAAAAGATAAATATATAATAACTATTACTCAGGATACTAGATGGCAGTAGATAATTTTAATTCGTTCGGTGGATACTCAGTAGGTATACCACCCGTACCAGTAATTGATGCCAATGGCAATATAATTACTAACGTATTAAATGCCAATGGTAACGTGGCTGTACATAGTGTATATGCCGCTAATTATTATTATGCCAATGGAAGACCTTTTAATGCAGGTGGAAACCCATATGGTCCTAATAATAGTATACAATATAACGGAAACGGAGCGTTTGACGGTAGTGCAAATTTAACATTCGAGTCTGCAACTAATCTACTTACAGTTCCAAACATAAACGTTACTAGGTTAAGTAATTTAGGACCAGTATCTAACATAACAATTACAGGTGGTAGTCCTGGGTATTTATTAAGTACAGACGGTAATGGTGTAATTCAATGGTCACCTCCTGATTCAGGATCAGCAATTAGTAATGGTAATAGTAATATAGATATTGCAACATCTGGTGGTAATATTACAGCTAGTGTAAATGGCACAGCTAATGTAGTTGTTATTAAATCTGATGGATTAACGGTTCAGGGTAATACTACTACAGGTACTATTAAAACAGATAATATTTTATATGCAAATGGCACACCTTACGTATTCACAACTAATGCGGCCGGTAGTAATTATCAAGTTCAATTTAATAATAATAACGCATTTAGTGCTAGTGCAAACTTTACATTTGATTACAATACTAATACATTATCCGTTACTAATATTACAGGAAACGGTTCTGGATTATCATCAATAACTGGTGCTAATGTTACCGGTCAAGTAGCTAATGCATTGATTGCGGGCACAGTATATACTAATGCTCAACCTAATATAACTAGTGTTGGTAATCTAACAAGTTTAACAGTTACTGGTAATATTACTTCTGCTAACGCTAGTTTAGGTAATCTAGTAACAGCAAATTATGTTAGCGTTTCAAGCAACGTTGATGTTATTAATACTGCAAATGTAGGCAATTTACGTACAGATCATTTATTATATTCAAATGGAAGTCCATGGGATTTAGGTGGAAACCCAGCTGGAAATAACACACAAATTCAATTTAATGATAATAGTGAATTTGGCGCCAGTGCTAATCTTACGTTTAATAATGCTACTAATTTATTAACAGTATTAGGTAACTCACAATTTAATAATGCTAATTTAGGTAATTTAGCTACCGCTAATTATGTAAATGTGTTCTATCAGTTAAACGGTAATACAGCTAATTTTAGTGGTAATTTAATTTCATTAAATGCTAATTTAGGTAATAGAGCAAATGCAAATTTCTTTATTGGATCAGGAAACAATTTAAGTAATATCCAAGGTGCTAATGTAGTTGGAGATGTAGCAAATGCAAACTATTCATCCTTCTCTGGATATGTTACAGCAAACAACCAATCAAATATTACTAGCGTAGGTAATTTAACAAATTTAACTGTAGGTAATGCTACATCTAATGTTGTTATAATTGGCGGAAATATTACTGCAACTGGCAATGTAACTGCTAGTAATTTTATAGGTAGATTTGCCAATGGTAATAGTTATGTAGAAATTCCGTTAGTAAACGGGAATATAACTCTTACTGCTAATGGTAATACAACATTAACGGTAACAGAATCTAATTTAACTGTTGCTGGAAATTTAGTACCAAGTTCTAATCTAACATACAATTTAGGTAGTCCAACACAACGCTGGAATGACTTATATATATCGGGTAACACGATTGACCTAAACGGTTCTACTATATCATCAGGACCCGATGGCATTGCATTAACAAACCCATTAGGTGGTACGTTTACTGTAATAGGTACGGGTAATTCTAACACAGCTTCTATTATAAATGGTAGTAGTAGTATTATAATAGATGCAAATTCAAATATTAATTTAAGCGTAAATACCGTTAGTAACGTAGTTGTAATTTCATCTACTGGTTTATTAGTAAACGGTAATGCAAATATTACTAGTAATCTTACCTCAGGTAACGCTAATTTAGGTAATTTAGCAACAGCAAATTATGTAAATGTCTTTTACCACCTTCAAGGCAATACTGCTACCTTTACTGGTAACTTAACTTCTGCTAATGCTAATTTAGGTAATCTAGCAATAGCAAACTATGTAAACGTTGCATATGAAGTCAATGGTAATATTGCTAATTTTAGTGGCAATTTAACTTCAGCAAATGCTAATTTAGGTAACTTAGTAAAAGCAAACTATGCTAATTTTGCGTTTGATTTAACGGGTAACACTGCTACTTTTACTGGTAATGCCAATGTTGCTAATTTAGGAACAAATAACTTTATTGCTACAGGCTCAGGAAGTTTCGGCGCTAATGTAAACATGAACAACAGGAACATTACAAGTCTTGCTGAACCTGTGAATAATCAAGATGCCGCAACAAAACAATATGTTGATTTAGTTGCACAAGGTTTAGATCCCAAAGCATCTGTAACCTATGCTAGTACATCAGCACTTCCAGCATATACATATAATAACGGAGCAAGTGGTGTCGGAGCAACTATTACTGCCACTGGTAACGGAGAACTAACACTTGATAGTGGTTATCCAAGTATTAATAGTCGTGTATTAATTAAAAATGAAACAGGGGCCAATGATCCTTATAACGGTATCTATATAGTTACCGCACCGGGAAGTGCAAGTTCAGTTTTTGTATTAACACGAACAACTGATTTTGACAACGGTTCACCGAGTGGTGAAATTCCAGGAGCTTTTACTTTTGTTGAGAATGGTACAATTAATGCTGATACTGGTTGGGTCTGTACAACAAATGCACCAGTTACAATGGGCACAACACCAATTATATTTGTTCAGTTCTCTGGTGCAGGTTCATACACAGCAGGTACTGGATTGGGATTAGACGGAACTCAATTTTTTATTGCTAATACAGCAGTAACACCCAATACATATGGTGGTGGCGATACTGTTGCTACATTTACCGTCAATCAGCAAGGTCAATTAACTGCCGCAAGTAACGTAGTAATTACTGCCAATGCCGCTAACTTATCAGGAACAACATTAAATTCAAATATTGCTTCTAGTAATTTAACAAGTGTGGGGAATTTAACTGGTTTAACATCAATTGGTAATATAAATTTTGCAAATACAGCTAATGTGGCATTGGGTAATGTTACTAATGTACATATTACTGGAGGAGTTACTGGATACGTATTAGGTACTGACGGCGCCGGCAACCTGTCTTGGCTTGCCGGTGGTAGCATAGCCGGAGTTACAGGTAATCTTATTCCATTAGGTACACCATCTGATAGTGACTTAACAACTAATGTTGCATATAACGGATGGACTACTAGTACATATGTTACAGACGGATTAGATGATTTGAATCAGGTTAGCTTAAACATAGCTGGAAATACTTTTGTAGGTAACATATACATTGGTGCTAATGTAACATCAGGACCTAGCCCATTATCAGTAGCATTTACTGGAAACTATATTGGCAATCCTACAAATTATCTTTGGAACTTTGGTGACGGTACAACTAGTACCTCACGTAACCCTACAAAAACATATAGTAATACAGCAGGTGGACAATTTACAGTCACGTTCACTGCATACAATGTTAATGGTACATATGGTGGTAATGCAGCCAATGGAGCAAAAGGTTCGACTGCTACATCAACTAATACGAATTATATAACATTATATACACCTTTACCAATACCATCGTTTACAACTACCCCAACTAGTTTAGACACTGGCAGTAATGTTACATTAACTAATACAAGTCTATACGCTACATCATATACAATTAATTATGGTGATGGCAATACTGCTGTTAACCCAGGCAATTCTTGGACAACTAACACTCATAGATATATTAATTCTGCTAACGTTGATACTATATATGGAATTAATTTAACTGGTACAAATCAAACTGCGGGTAATGCGCCCCCATATAGTGTTACAACAGCTAATACTAATGTTAAAGTATATGCTCCGCAAAGCCCAGCATTCACAGCTAATTCTACTTCAACTATTAACTATCTTGCTACTTCAGGTGGTGTAATTAGTTTCAGAAATGATACTCCTGGAAGTCCAGGTAATACTGCTAGTTTTGGCGCACAACAATTATATAACTTCCGTTGGGGAGATGGTACAGCTAATAGTAACATTAATATTCAAACTGGACTTGCTGGTAATCCAGGAGCCGCAAATATTACTCACGCATTTGCTTTAAGTTCAGTACAACAGAATGCGGCTACCACAGTAAGTTATATAGCAAATCTCTCACTATACACTGGATATAGTACTAGCCCGTTCATATCTAGTAACATTACAATTACAGTTGAGCCAGAAGTTAGAGCTAACTTTACAGGAACAGCTAATACTCAAACTGATGCTACTGGATACACATCTAATGCTCAAGTTGGTTACTTGTTTACTGACTATTTAGGTCGTGATAGAAGCTTGTTTAACTTTAGTAATGATACATCACCTAACGTTAGTTTCACTGGTAATGTGTTTAATTGGACATGGGGTGATACTACAAGTAACAGTGGTGTAACAAGTCGTGCTAATATCACACACTCATATCTAAATGATTATGGATCACCGACGACAGGGGGCAAGACTGTCGCATTACAAGCAAACGGTACTCCGGGAACTACTTTACAAAGTAATACAAATACAAAAACTAATTACATTACTATTTTAGCTAACCCAACAGCTCCTTCTAATCTAAGTAGCTATACAAACGTTACTATTGCTACAGCTAGTCAAGGTACTAGCCCATTATTAGCGGCAGGAGCGGCTGATAATACTGGTGGAAACATATTAGCTAATGGTACATCAGTTACCCGTGTTGCTACAACTACACCAGTAACAACTAGTACTCAAGTAACAAATGCTAATACATCTCTTGCAGGAACACTAACTGCATTTGTAAATAATACTGCTTCTGGCAACACATCGTTTAGTACTAGTGGAAATGCTGTTGGAACATACAGTTCATTGATAGTATCAGCAGATAGAGATTTACACGTAGCAAATGCCGCTGTTCCTACAGGATTCTACAAAGTATTCTCAGCTACGATAAGCAATAGTTTAGCTAGTTTAGGTAATGGTTATAATGATTTTCAATTACGTCATTCAACTACAGGTAATACTAATACTATTGGAATGGTAAAAGATAACTTAAATTCTGCACCAAGTTTAGTTACTACAAATACAATAATGGTTACTGCTACTGCAGGAACATTTAGATACATTTCAGGTATCCCTTACTATAGTGCTACTGGATCGCCAGCTATTACTGTAGCTAATTTAGAATTACAGAACTTTACAGGACAAACATTCCGTAGTGCTGACCCATTCACAGTAGCATCTGGTACATCATATGAAGGTTCTGGATCAGTTATAGCTACTCAAACTAAAACATTAGCACAGATTGATAATACTGCGAACTCTATGTTAACTGGGTCAAATGTTAAAGCTAACATTGGTATCTCAACTAACTATTCAATGGGTAATCTTAACATATTAGTTAATGGTGCAGTTAACGGAGTATCAACATTAGCGGCAAATATATTCAATGTTGTTGGCACTAGTACAACAATTCAATTGCCTACAAAAATACAAATGTATGCTGGCGCAAACTCTGGCTTTAATGAAGCAAATATCACAGCTAACGTAGCCAGTAACACACAACCTGCTATTCGTATAGTAATGAGTACAGCAGGCAATACACCGGCGTTTAGTAGTAATACAAATTATTATACTAGCAATGTATGGACCGGCGCTCAAACTATTGCAGGAACACCAGAAGCAGTAGTTAGATATGGTGTATTAAAACATTATGCTGTAGATTTATCTACTGGGTATTTACCAATTGGCCCTGATTTAGCTACAGGACGATCAGGGTTACAGTATTTTACTTTTGCATTTGTAAGAACTAGTTTAGCTAACTTTGATATTATATTAACTACTGGGTCAACTGGGATATCAGGATTATGGGTAGCGGCACCTGGCACGACAATTGATAAGGGTGGGTTCACATCACCTACTCCGGGATTCCCAGGTCCTACTAGTACTATTAACGGATGGTTAACTGGATATGAACAATATAACGGTGCGGGAGTACCGGGTAATAGTGCTACAGGTGGAAACCCAGCTGGTACTAACGGATGTGCGTTAACTGGAGCAGATGTCATACCATTGAACACACAGATTTCAAATGTAAGATATACTATGACGCTTGGTTCACAGAATCAAGCTAATAGCTTTGGTAATAATATTTTAATTAGAATTGCGTTGGCTGCTGGCCAAACTATAACTGATTTACAGATAGGAGTAGCAACGTAATGGCTGCAACGTTTAACGAATCACAAAAGATTGACTATCTGTGGAAAAAGGTTGGTTACGCCGTAACCAAAACTGCAGAAGCAACAGTTAAAGAAGCTTTCAATGAAAGTATTCCTAGCCCATTACTATATCGTGGCGATCTTGTTTGGATGGAGAGTGACCAGATTACAGGAAATCCGCCTGCCACAACAACTAGTATTATTAAAGTTTATAAAGATGGTGTAGGTAGTTTT